TTACACCTGCCATACACAATGTAACCTGGTCAGCTCGTATGGGTGTTTTTAAAATAACACTCCATATCTTCGCAATATCATCGTGGTTTTTATCAAACTCACCGTAAATACTTTTTCTTTCACCACTAACCAGGAGATCAGCTTGTTCAAGAACTTCTGTAACTTGATTGTATAAATCCATTACAAAGGTTTATCCAACATTTGTAAGCCAATATATTTAAAATCAGGGTTGTTTTTACTTACATTTTTATAACCTTGAAACTTTATTGTTTCTCCTGCTTTTACATCACGAGATACTCGTAACGATCCATAGTAATCATGTTTTTCATCTGATTTACTATTTGGCATTATATTTCCTTTTCCTTCTTTTAATTCAAATGTACTCATATATCCCATCCATCGTCTGTTGGTTTATTTCTAGTTAATAATGCTCGTTTGTTTTCGTAAATATTTTTTAGCTGTTCATTACTTTCAATTGGTATTTCATCTTTTGTATAAACACTTCCAAGTTGACCAAGATGTTTTACACCATCAAGTGCAGCACTAATTCTTGCAAACTCACTTTTAGATACTCCAGGAGAAAAATCATCTTCATAATCTTTTATAGGAGGAATATGTTTGTTATCTTTCTCCTGTGTATCACTCGCATCGTTATTGTTAAACTCATCAATAGCTTTTCCATTGTGAGCTGCTATTTGCATCTCATCCGCAGACGCAAATTCTCCTCCATCCAATCCTGCTCTAGCCAAACAAATACCAAGAGAACTTGTCATTGCATTTTCTGTTGCACTTGTTTTATTGACAGGTGATGAATTCCTTATTTCTTCAGCAATACCAACAGCAATCATATTTTTTTTAATCCATAATTCTGTTGTTGCTACTACTGATCCTGCAAAAATCATTTTATCATTATGAAAAATGGGATCACGAAATTCTACTCGTGATATGTAACTTGCGTCAGTTCCAAAATATTTTCTGAAAATATGATTTCTTGTATTTACTGTCGCATACCATTTTTTGTGAATTGGTACTTTGAATTCTTTTGTATTAGGAATGTTTCTTAATTCATCAATAGCTTCTTTTAATTTAATATTATCGGCAGTTTCAGTAGCCATATAACTCCTTTGCTTCTTTTAAAAACTCATCACCTATGTTCCAGGTATAATGACTAAAGTCTGGTTGAATAACTTTTTGTGGCTCGTCTAACTTTGCCACTTCTTGTTTCTTCATGCAATTAACAACTAATTCGTTAAGTGCAGCTTTGTAATCTTTTTCTCGTATATCAAAAACTTTAAACTCTTTTGCTGTTGCCTGGACTATAAAAGTTGGTATTTTAGTTGCATGGTAATACATTGCTGATTGTTGCAAATGTGTATCTTCTGGCTCATCTTTTAATTTAGGAAAAGAAAAACTGTTCGTGCCATCTTTTTTCTTTGCACCTCGTTTGCTCCATTTAGTTTTTAGTTCTACAAGAGCTGTTGGTGTTTGAATGTCTGTTCTTCCTATTATTGGTAAAACTAATCTATCATCTTCATAATTTACTGGATATTCAAAAACAAATTTAGTTCTTTTATCTTCCCATTTAACACCAACATCTTTTAAACCTAAAAATATTTGTTTTATTGTTTCATTTATAAATTCTTTATCGTTCTTCCATTGCATTTCATCTTTTTCATCATTCCATTCTTTGTAACCGTCATAATGAAATATTGGTCTAACCCTGCCTGATATATCAGCAGTAACACTATCTCCTGCAAGAACTCCGCAACGCATTTTAGAACTACCCTTCATCTTCCTTCTTTTCTCTTGGTTGCAATGAAGGTATTTGTAAATCCACACATCAAGAGGAGTAGTAGCTTGTGTTGGAGAAAAGTGATCGAGTTTACGATCTAAGAAGTAATTAGGTATAATCTTTTTATTAATAGGAACTTTGATTACATTAGAACTACTACTCATAGATTGTAGAATTAAACTATGCAATTCAAGAAAAAAAGCAGATTCTCTACTTAATCGGTAGAAACTTCGTAGTTTATATGTAGATTATTGTTAGTTTTATAAGGATAAAGTGTTAATAATCGTTTTAATAGTCAGTAAATAAAAATGTGCTGTCATAAGTTGCCATAAAACTACCAAACATAGCACCATCTAATGATGGCAAAGGATCTCTTGGCACATACCAATTGTAAGCAGAATAATGATCATTACATCTTGAAATAATACAAGCTTTTGTATCACCATTTTGAAACTTAACTAATCCTGCTTGTTCTTTATGGCTTACGAATTCTATATTTTTAAATTTCTGAAATACACTAACAAAACCGTATGAATAACCTTGTTTAAATGATTGATCTATAGCAATAATATTACTATTTCCAGACCACCACCAACTCGCAGTAGCAACTTTTATTTGTGGTCTTTGTTCAGTTTCTTTGTAAAATATTGCAGCTCCATTATTATCAATGTAACAATTTATTTGTCTTTCTATTGGGTTTATTAAAAATTTTGAAACATCTACTGCTAAATATTCGGCATATTTTTTTAAAACATCAATACCAATATTATCCTGATTCATGTGTCTTGAAACAGATCGATGATCTATACCTAAATATTCTGCTGCTTCTTTTTGTGATTTACCTTCTACTTTTTTCTCAATAAAAACTTCTTTTAGTCTATGCATACACTTCCTATTTCCAATTTTTTTCATATATGTTTAAAATTTATACACAATAGACATATTATGTACATATATATTACATAAAAAATCCACATTTAATAAAATCTACATAAGGTGTAGATATATGCGTATGGATTATCTTCATGCAACGAAGGAATTGGCTAAAAACTGTTACTATGTTGTTTGGAAAGATCCAACAGAAGGTGATGGCATTTGGAAAGAAGAATGGGATGGCAAATCATCTACTAACATAAATGTTGGTTGGATGGAAGAAAACCCAAACGATAAAGGCGATTTTGTTCTTTATTGCAGTAAAGATTTTAACCCAGAAATAAAAGAAAAAGGTACGGAAATTTATATTCCGAAGGGTTGCATCATTGCTCGTTATCAATGTGTTGTTGCAGATCAAGGAGAGTATTTTGAAACAATCACAACAATTAGATAAAAATAATAAAAAATTAGCAAAGCAATATTTAGATAATAAAGCGATGCACTATGCAAAGATTGTTGAAGAAACAAATAATTATTGGAAATCGTATTACAAAGATTGCTTTATAGCTGCGGAGAGAGAATGCTTGTCGAAAAGTGGAAGCTCCTCATAAAAGTCATTAATACAAAAAGTTTGACCAAAGCCGATGTCCAGGTTGCATCAGCCATATTAGAACATCATAATACGAAAACCAGGCAAACATATCCAACAAACAGAAGATTGGTAAAAATAACTGGCTTATCATTACGACAAGTTCAACACTCCACAGCCAAACTTCACGAGCTAAAGCTTGTGTATAAACTGTCAATTAAAGGGAAAAACCACTTCAAATTAACAGAAGAAGAATACTTAACCCATGCAGATATATGCGTTTCTAAGCCAATAACTATGAACAAACCTGCACCTCCTACTAAACCTATTACTTATATAGATATAAATAATACTATTAAGAAGTTCGCAAAGAATTCAAATCCTTATTACAAGCAAGTTGTAAACAATGGATTAAGTTACCATCAAAATATGGAGAATAAATATATTCGTATGATGGGTAAAAAATTATCTCAGCATCGTTACAATGAATGGTTAGAGCAAGTTGCCAATAAAGACACGAAA